GCGGTTGGATTTGAACCAAACAAAATATGAACTGCTGCATTAGAGCAAATTCTTACATATTCTGACTGTGATCCAAAAGCTGCTGATTGAGTTGATGTACCACCACTTAAGGCGATCATCTGAACTGTTGTAGGTCTTAATCCATAATTAAAACTCATATTTATCTCCTAATGTTGGAGGGGGGAAGTACCGCTAGGCAAGATCCCCCCTAAAATTTATTATCTTCTTATAACAAATGTTACAAGTAGTTTTTTAGTTCCAGTAGAACCACCATCTGTAATCATTTCGATAGTTCCATCTTCTTCTACTCTGTTAGCAGCAGTAGGTGTAGACGAATCTACAGTACCAGCAGCAGAGCCAGAATGAGCTACAGTAATACCACCATTTGTTACAGCAGTACCACCTATCTCAAAACTAATTGCTGCATTTCCACCAGAAATAGCACCTTGTAAAGCAGTTATAATTTTAACTATTTTACCACCATCAGGTACAGCAACAAAAGTTGATGAAGCTGTAGATATATCTTCTATCTCAGCAACTAAAAAGTAATCGTTAAGTGTTCTCATTTTTATCTCCTATGTCGTTCCGCCCATAACCTTTTTAGGACTTCAACATTGGTTGATTGAAAGGGGTGCATATCTAAACAAGGTTACACCCCTAACAATTTTTATTTATTACGAAGTTGTAAGGTCAGTAACCATACCACTTGCAAGTTCGTTTCTTGACTCAAGAGTGTACTCAGCAACCATGAATCTCTGATCTGCGTCAGCAGTCTGAGCTGGTGTTTGTAAAGTAAAATCTCTTAAGAAAGATACTGCAAAGAAGTCCATCTCTAAAATTAGAGCATCTTGACCTTTTTTAGCAGCAGTAGAGTTGTTATCTCTAATGAATCTATTTGGAGCAACTTGTAAAGTTCCAAAGTCGCTTTCGTAGACATCAATAGATGTAACTAATCTTCTGTCCTCTGCTTGGTCAAATCTAGTTGAACCTCCTGTGAACCCAGATAGTTTTTGTTTATTAAAAGCACCAACCATAATCATGTTTGGATTTCCGCCTTGATTAAAACAACTTCTCAAAACACCTTTTAACTGATCTTCAGTAAAAGCTCTTTGAGTTCCATCTGTTCTTGCAGCACCGCCACCTGAACCTGATCCACCTGAACCAGCATCAACATTAGTAGAAATCCAAGTTTGAACTCCTCCTAATTTTCTAGCAGTTGTAGCATTACCAGC